TTCAATAACTGGCTCATCCGTAACTTATGCTGCTGGTGGGACATCTGGCGATGGTGCTGCAAATACTGGAAATGGCGGTGGGCCGTGGCCCGGAGCTGGACTTTCTGGCGCAGGTGGTTCAGGCGTGGTTATTTTGTCCATGCCGACAGCCAACTATTCAGGAACAACCACAGGCTCGCCAACAGTCACAACTAGCGGCTCAAATACAATTTTGAAGTTTACTAGCTCAGGTAGCTATACTGCTTAAGGAAAGAACATGACAGCCAAGAACGAAACCTTTGACATGGATATCGAGTTAGCTCATAGCCTGTTTGAGTATCGTGACGGTGCTTTGTACTGGAAGGCTGACGTTGCTCGCAATGTAAAGGCTGGTGACCGTGTTGCCAAGAATAGCAATGCAACCCGTTTGCGTGTTTGTTATGACGGTAAATACCATACGCTTCACCGAATCGTTTTTGCCATGAACCACGGCTACTACCCTGAAGTTGTTGACCACATTAACGGCGATGGGCGTGACAATCGGATTGAAAACCTACGGGCTGCTGATATGCGAACTAATGCCCAAAATCGTAAGCGTCATTCATTGAACACAACAGGCGTAAAAAATGTTGGTGTTAAAAACAATAAATGGCGAGTTACCGTAACAAGAAATGATGGCACTACGATGGACAAAAAATTTAAACACTTTGATATTGCCTGTACGATTGCCGAACTTGCTCGGTTAAAGTATCACGGCGAATTTGCTCGGGCATAGGAGAAAGAAATGGTAGCTTTTGTAGGCGGCTCAACAGGATTTGGCCCACCATCATGGACAACGGGAACACGCCCATCTAGCCCTGTAAACGGGCAATTGGGGTGGAACACTACGCTTGGTCAATTGGAAAGCTGGACAGGTTCGCAATGGCAGCAAATTACTTCATTGCTGTATTCGGCTAGTTATCTTGTTGTGGCTGGTGGTGGTGGCGGTGGCTTTAGTCACGGCGGCGGCGGTGGTGCTGGTGGATTGCTTGCGTCAACTACATCATTCAACTCTGGTGCGTCTTACGCAATTACTGTTGGTGCTGGCGGTGCGGTTAATACTAGTGGAGCAAACTCAGCAATTGCAACTCTTGGCATAACGGCTATCGGTGGGGGTGCAGGTGCTTATTTTACTGCTACTGCGGCTCTTTCAGGCGGTTCAGGTGGTGGCGGTGCTGGGGCATCAGGAGTCACAACAGGCGCTGCGGGAACATCTGGACAAGGATTTGCTGGCGGTAATGGGTTTCTTAATTTATTTAGAGCTGGCGGTGGCGGCGGTGGTGCTAGTGCAGTCGGCGCAAGTGTTGTTACCGATGGCACAGGCGCTGCTGGTGGTGCTGGTGCGTCAAACTCAATAAGCGGCTCTGCTGTTACTTATGCAGGTGGCGGTGGCGGCGCTGGTAACAGTGTAGGTGGTGGAGCAGGTGGCGCAGGTGGCGGCGGTGCGGGTTCAAATGCTACTACAGCAGGATCAGGCACAGCAAACACAGGTGGCGGCGGTGGTGGCACTTCTGGCGGCACAGCAGGCGCAGGCGGCTCAGGTATTGTCATCATTTCCTACGCAGGCGCACAAAGAGGCACAGGCGGCACAGTCACATCAGTCGGTGGCAACACCATTCACACATTTACATCTAGCGGTACATTTACAGCTTAATTAAGGAGACCAACATGGGTCATTTTGCAAAAGTAGTAGACGGTAAAGTTACACAGGTCATCGTTGCAGAACCTGAGTTCTTCGACACATTCGTCGATTCAAGCCCCGGCGCTTGGGTCAAGACCTCATACAACACCCGTGGCAATGTCCACTATGTGCCTGACAGCAACACCCCAAGCGCAGACCAATCAAAGGCTTTGCGCGGTAATTACGCCGGTGTTGGTTACACATACGACAGCGCGACAGACAAATTTTATGCGCCTCAACCATACCCATCATGGGTACTCAGCCCATTGACTTGTTTGTGGGAAGCCCCTGTAGCGATGCCTACAGACGGCAAATCCTATTCATGGGACGAAGCCACGACATCGTGGGTGGAAGTTGTTGCACCAACAGTTTAATTAAGGAAAGATCATGGCTCTTGATGTACAGGGTACAGACTATTTAAAGCTCCCCGTGGGGACTACGGCGCAGCGTCCTGCTACTCCTGCAAGTGGCATGATTCGTCAAAACTCCACAACGGGTAATCCTGAGTGGTATGACGCTACGACTTCACAATGGCTGCAATTTAGTCAGCCTGCTGGGTATTCAATTAGCTATTTGGTTGTTGCTGGCGGCGGTGGTGGTGCAATTTATGGTGGTGGTGGCGCAGGTGGATATTTAACTGGAACTAGCACTTTAAGTTCAGGAACTGCATACACAATCACAGTCGGCGCAGGTGGTGCTGGATCAGTAAATCTTGCTACAGCATCAAATGGAACTAATTCTTCATTTAATTCAATAAGTGCTATTGGCGGTGGTAGGGGAGGATCAGCAAATACTGTTAATTATTTAGGTGGTTCAGGCGGTTCTGGTGGCGGATCTGCTTACGCATCAGGCGGCAGCGCAAATGTGTACCCGGGAGGCTCTGCAACATCAGGTCAAGGTAATGTAGGCGGCGATCATGCGGCAGCTTCTGGTTTTGGCGCTGGAGGAGGTGGAGGAGGTGCAGGCGCAGCAGGTAGCCCTAACACTGCTTCTACTGGCGGAGCTGGTGGTGCAGGGTTATCTAATTCAATCAGCGGTTCTGCTGTTTTTTATGCGGGCGGTGGTGGTGGTGCGTCAGAAACAGGACAAGGCGCAGGTGGTACTGGCGGTGGTGGTGCTGGTGGGGTAAATAATGGAACGGCAGGAACAGCAAATACAGGCGGTGGAGGCGGTGGCGGTAATAATGTATCTGGCGCAACTGGCGGTTCAGGCGTAGTAATCATCAGCTACTTAGGCTCACAGCGTGGCACAGGCGGTACGGTTACATCGTCAGGTGGCTACACTATCCATACCTTTACTTCGTCAGGCACATACAATGCTTAAATCTGTCGCAATCTGGTTCATCAAGTCGGTCGTGCTTATTCTGCTGACTATCGTATCGTTCCCGCTTGCGCCGATTTTTGCGTTGTTCATTGTCTATGCAGAAGAGTCTGAGACTACTGGTTTCCCCTCACTTCACCCCGGCAAGCCCCGCGCCTTCCTAATCCCTGCGATACGAATTTGGCAAACCCCCGATGCCCCGCTAGACGAACTCTGGTATGGCGGCTACACGGGCTGGCCCACAACCGGACGCACTCAAGAAGAGTATGACTCAAGCGCATGGCTGCGCTATCTATGCCGTGTGGCTTGGTTATGGCGCAATGCAGCATACGGGTTCGGTGCAAAGCTTGGATACGATGTCAAGGGTTTGACCGTAATTAAAGAGCAGGATCAGGAAAACCTCTGGCGCAGCGGTGCAAATTGCTTCTCCTACTGGGTGTTTAAAAACGACGCTGGTGATATTGGTTGGTGCATCAGAGCGCAGTTTTACTACTACAAGAAAAATTGTCTTGAGATGTACTTAGGTTATAAATTACCAAGCGTTACCGTAGAAGGTAAGAAGTTTGTTGCAATTCAATTCACCCCGTTTCGGAGTTACCCAAAATAATGGACTGGCAAATAATCATCAATTTCATTGCAGCATCACTACTGTCAATTGGCGGTTGGTTTGCTCGTGAGCAATGGAATCTCGTTAAAGACCTCAAGAAAGAGCTTGCTGACCTGCGGCTTCATGTGAGCGAAACATATACCAAGAAGTCTGAAGTTGAAGCACTTCGGGTTGATATGGACAAACGCTTTGATAAACTTGAACAAATGATTACCAGACTTTTTGACCGACTTGACCAAAAGGTAGACAAATAATGGATCCGCTAACCATCCTTGCAGCACTTGGCCCACTCGCTGTAGACCTAGGCAAGTCGCTCATTGGGCGCTTCATTCAGACCGACACCTACAAGCCAGTCAACATTGGTGAGTACGTCCAGATGCGACAGATTGACCTTGAGATGTTTAAGGCGATGAACAACATTGGCGGCGGTGGAACTACCTACCCGTGGGTTGAAGCGATTGTGCGTCTCATGCGCCCGGGCGTTGCTACCGTAGTCCTTGGTACTTGGGCATTCATGATGGTGACGGGGCAAGACTCTCCCGCCGTGAATAACTTTGCAAGCGCCGTGGGTTTCTACCTATTCGGCGACCGCACACTCTTTTACGCACAGAAAAAATAATGTTCACCTTTTCACAGCGCTCGTTAAACAACCTCAAAGGCGTGCACCCAAAGCTCGTTGCGGTAGTTAACCGGGCATTGGAACTCAGCCCGTGTGACTTCACAGTCTTGGAGGGAATACGCTCTCAGGAACGCCAGAATGAGCTGTGGGCGCAGGGAAGAACCAAACCGGGTCCTGTGGTCACATGGGTGCAAACCTCTGGCACCCACGGCATTCAGGCAGATGGTTACGGACACGCTGTAGATATTGCGCCCTACCCAATTGACTGGAACGACCTAGATCGCTTTGACCAAGTCTCCAAGGCAATGTTTGCGGCCGCCAAAGAGCTAGGAGTCAAGATCCGTTGGGGCGGAAATTGGGATATGGACGATAAGCCCCGTGAGCGTGGTGAGTCTGACAGTCCCCACTTCGAATTGCTTTAATAGGGCACTTTAACCCAAATTTAGGTATAAGTAGAAATAGAGGAGATATACAATGGACGGATTCAGTAAATTACCAAAAATGCAATGCTTTAAGTCTGGCGGATCCGTCAAGAGCAAAGAAGATTGCAGCGACAAAAAAGCCTATCAAAAAGGCGGAAAAGTCGAAGAAAAAGACACCGCGCAGGACAAGAAGCTAATCAAAAAAGCCGTTGCTATGCACGACAAGCAAGAGCACCCCGGCGAAAAGACAGACCTGTCCTCACTGCGTAAAGGCGGTCGTGCCAAAAAAGAAGTCGGCACAGTCAAGAAATACAAGGCCGGTGGAAGCACCGCCTACGGCGCCAAAAAGACCGCAGAAGACAAAAAGGCAATTGCCAAAGTCAAACGCACCACTCCAGCCAAAGCACAAACCCCATCCGCTCCTATGACCCTTGAAGCCCCCGAGCAGGCGTTTGCCCGAGGAGGCACCACTACAGCGGCTCCCTTGGGTATGGCTCAGGACAGCGGCGGTCTGGGACGTGCTTCAGGCGATATGCAACCCCAACCCGGTTTTGCTGAAGCGGCATATAAACAGGGCGGCGGCGTGCACGTACACCACCATTACGCTAAGTAAAGGGGCTTTATGGCCTACTCAGGCACCATCAATCAGACTCAGATCACGGTAGGCCAACTCATAGAGTACGCTTTCCGTGCTGCAGGCAAAACCGCAGAAGAGCAAACACCAGAATACATCAACGCCGCTAAACAGGCGTTGTATTACATTCTGATGAACCTCTCTAACCGCGGCGTTAACCTGTGGATGCTCAAAACGCTATTGATTGGTGCGGTTAAAGCGCAAACAGTTGTCACACTTCCACAAGAAGTGATCGACGTGCGTGAAGCCAACTGGCGCTACATGGTGACGCCACAAATATCTTTAGCACTCCCTGCATCAAACGTAAACGCCTCGATCTTGTTCGATAACGACCTAGACGGGTTTGCTACATCCACACTGGTAGATAACTGGTTTGGTGCTGCATACGGAAACGCTCAACGCATATTCCAAGTCGGTTTTAACGCTTATGTGCCCTCAGGCACCGCAACGTACAACCTCATTTTGGAAACAAGCGAAGACGGCATCACATGGACCACAGCGCAAGAGTTGCCAGCGGTCACCCTTTCTGATCGTGAATGGTTTTATTACCCCATCGATCCATCCCCCGAGCATTACTACTTCCGCCTCAGGTCCACGGTAAACACAGTCTTTTCGTTGCGTCAAATTGTGTTTTCATACACGCAACAAGACATCCCCATGGCGCGTCTTAACCGCGATGACTACTGGAACCTCCCAAACAAACAGTTTGAAAGCCAGAGAGCGTTGCAGTTTTGGTTTGATCGCACGATCTCCCCAAGCATGTACATCTGGCCAATCCCCAACAACGACTTCCAGTGCTTCCAGTTAATTGTTGATACACAATTGCAGGACGTTGGCAATCTGTCAAACCAACTGTACATTCCCAACAGGTGGTTAGTTGCTGTGCAATCGTGGCTAAACCACGAACTGTCGATGCAATTACCCGGAGTGCAACTCCCACGCATTCAATACCTTGAAGCTCAATACTTGAAATGGCTTGCGCAAGCAGAAGACGAAGAGCGCGATAAATCAGGCATTTTCTTTAGCCCGAATTATTCGTATTACACTAGGTAGACAATGTCAACGCCCACATACATTTATTGGATTCACCACAAAGACCACACTGATGTGTTTAGTGAGGGTTATGTGGGTGTGTCTAAAAATTGTGAACACCGTTGGTACCGCCACCAATATGATGCCAGTAAAAACAAACACGTAAATCCACATTTTAGCTTTGCTATAAAAAAATATGGTTGGGATAATTTAATTAAAAAAATTATTCTAATCGCAGACGAACATTATTGTTATGAGATAGAAAGTAAACTAAGAGAGAACGAAAAAACCGGATGGAATATTGCAAAAGGTGGTAGTAAACCGCCAACTTTGTGCGGTGAGAGCCATCCAATGTTTGGTAAGACTCTCAGCGAGGAAACCCGTAGAAAAATATCAGAAGCCAGTAAGGGTAAAATTGCAAGTGAGGAAACCCGTAGAAAATTGTCAGAAGCCCATAAGGGTAGAATTGTAAGTGAAGAGACTCGTAGAAAAATGTCAGAAGCCAGTAAGGGTAAAATTGTAAGTGAAGAGACTAGGAAAAAATTCTCTGACTTCAATAAAAATGACATTGCTACGAAAGAGCGTCTAAAGAAAATGTCAGAAGCAAAAAAAATATGCATTAAATACAAAGGCGTAGAGTATTTAGGTTATCAACAATTGGCGGATTTTTTAGGTATCAACTGCAGTGCAGTTCAAAAAAGAATGCAAGCAAATCCACAAAAGTATGGATACGAGGTAATTAAAAAATGAGTTACCCGGCGATGACTTACAATAAACTTTTAATAGATGTCGCAAATTACTCCGAGCGAAATGACGCACAGTTTTTAGCGATGATTCCTTCTTTAGTGGCGCTAGCAGAGCAAGAGATTGCCGCTCAGGTAAAAACACTTTGGCAGCTCACAGTAGTCGATACTACATTGATCTCTGGCTCTCAGGGCGCAGTGCTCCAGAAGCCCGCCCGTTGGAGAAAGACTGTATCGATGAGCATCAACGGCGAGCCCGTGATGAAACGCGGCCAAGACTATGTGCGCCAGTATCAATACGAAGTCCCTAACGGCCAGCCAGTGTACTACGCTGAGTTTGATTACAACAACTGGTCGCTCGCTCCTGTGCCAGACGATGAGTACCCAGTACAAATTACATACTACAGTCTCATTCAACCACTAGACGAAAACAATCAAGAGAACTTGATTACCCGCGAAGCACCTCAAGCTTTATTGTATGGCACATTGCTGCAGGCCCAAGGTTACTTAAAATCGCTCGATAAGATTGCAGTATGGAAAGGGTATTACGATCAGTCCATGGCAGCACTCAAGGCAGAGAATAATAGCCGCAACATCGATCGCAACACGCTTATAATGGAGCCCTGACGTGTTTTATACATACGCCCATACTAAACCGGATGGAACTATATTTTATATAGGTAAAGGTACTGGCAATCGGGCGTGGAAAAAAAGTAATAGAAATAGACATTGGTCAAATATTGTAAATAAACACGGTAGATTTGAAGTTGAGATTTTAGCTAATTGGTCAACAGAACAAGAAGCTTTTGAACATGAGGCTTTGTTAATATTTTGCTTTAGAAAAATGGGGTATGTATTAGCAAATATGACAAATGGTGGTGAAGGGATTTCAGGATTAAAACTAACAGAAGAGCACAAGCGTAAAATAGGTGACGCCCATAGGGGAGCTAAAAGCCATTGGTTTGGTAAGCCTAAATCTGAAGAAATCAAACAAAAAATTAGCAATACAAAACTTAAACAAAATTTACGAGGATCAACTTGTATTAATTTTAAAGGTTTTATTTTAGCGACGAATATAAAAACCGGTGAAGAAATAAAATTCGAAGGGGTTTCGGAATTAAATGCATTTGGATTTCAAAATACAAATGTATATAAATGCTTAAATGGAAAACGTAAATCCCACAAAGGGTATACATTTAAAAGATTAGAAAAATAATGACAACATACACCTCACCGTTCACCGGCGATATTGTTCAACCAACCGATGTAAGCTATTTGGAATTACCATTTAGTGCTAACGTGGTGTTGTCGTGGCCTGCGTATGTTCCGCCAAACAGCACAGACGTTGCTGCAGCACGCATTATTGATGCAACGCCATCGACAGCCGGGTTAACAATATTTTTCCCACCCGGCTCACAAGGTTCGGTTGGAACAGATATACTGGTCCGTAACTTAGGCGCCACTTCGTTATTTGTCACCGACAGCGAAGGGTTTCAAGCAGTTACGATTGCCGCAGGACAAGCTCGCTATTTTTACCTGACAGACAACACAACAGACGCGGGCACATGGGCTAACTTTACATACGGCACGGGCACCTCTTCTGCGGATGCAGCGTCCTTGGCGGGCGCTGGGCTCTTAGCGCTCCTAGGTAAACTGGTTACATCAAACACAGTCGTTCCAACATTCTCAGCCCCAACAATGGGTGAGACTGATCGTGCAGTGACTTATGTTTGGACCGGTGGCGTTGGCACATTCACATTGCCTGCCGCAGCAAACATCAACACCGGTTGGTACTTCATGTTGCGCAACAGCGGCACTGGCGCACTGACACTTACCCCTCAGGGTTTGTCCACAGTCAACGGCGAAAGCAATGTGGCATTTAACCCCGGTGACTCGGCAATTGTTGCGTTTAATAAGGTAACTGGTAGCTTTTATACAATTGGTTTGTCAAACCAAAATGCTGTCACATTGACTGCAAGCACTTATGATGTAGATAGCGTTATTGGTAACACACTAAGCCTAGTTAGTAACGCGCCAAACATTCAAACGTATGTTGCGCTGTCCGGAGTACGCACACAGACATTGAATGTTCAATTGCCCGCAATTACTCAGTTGTATGTAATCAATAACAATACAAACCAATCAGGATACAACGTCTCATTTCAAGTAAGTGGCAGCTCACAAGCTCCCGTGCCTATCTCCACAGGCACCGTGGCGTTGTTGTTATCGGACGGCTTGAACATCTTTACACTGACTTCGGTTGGTGCATCGACTTTCTTTGCAGCAAACGGATCTGCAGCAGCTCCATCGTTTTCATTTTTAACTAACCTGACTACTGGTTTGTATTTAAAATCTAGTGGTGTGCTTGGTGTGTCTGCCGGCGGAGTTGAAATGATTGCTGTGGACAACAGCAACCCGTCTGTCCCGCGTGTGGAGGTCGCAGCAACCTTGAGCGCCACACTGATTGCTGGTGGGACGTTTTAATGGCTGAACAGCAAGGCGGCCCCAACAACATGGTTTATACCCTCGGGACCAACCCGGGGATTAAACGAGACGGCACCGTATTTGAATCACGAGAATACAGTGATGGATTGTGGTGCCGTTTTCAGCGTGGTATCCCCAAAAAGATGGGTGGGTACCAGCAAATGTTTAGGACCAACGCCGGTGTGCCAAGGGGTATGATTGTTAACCCATACGATGGGGTTAATTACATGTTCGTTGGTAGTCAAAACACAATTGATGTCTTCACCTCTGGCATTAGTTTAGGTGTTGGTAACGGACCATACGCGTCTATTTTTAATGTTGGGTATGGTCAGCAGACAGTCGCAACAAATGGCGCAAACACACTGACAATCACCAGTGGCGCGACTAACTTAACCACAGCATACCCAGCCGGCACTCAGATCGTGTTTAATCAAACACCGGGTGCGACTGTCTATACCGTCACAACTTCCTCGTACACAAGTCCCACCACCACAGTTAACTTCACGCCTGCCGTAGCGGGCACAGTGACCAATGTGTGGATTGCAGATGTCTCGTTTGATGGCAGTCCAAACCACCTGTGGCAATTTGACTTGCAATATAGCCCACAGGGTGGAGCTCTCCAAGTTGTAGCACATCCGGGCCATAATTTGGCTAACATTGACAGCGGCATCGAGTCCCCTGTCTTTATTGGAAACGTGTTGCCAAACGCAAACCAAGAGTGGGATTTCTCTGTTCTTGCTGACACAGGCGGTCAGAACCCAACATACCGCCCCATTACAGTAGACGGCGGTGTTTGTGTTGTGTATCCGTTTGTATTTGTATACGGCTCTAACGGCTACATCGCAAACAACAACGTCAACACAACCTACACAGACCAAACAATTACAGATTGGAATGGACCACTTGCTAACCAAGTGAACATGTCTTCCAGTAAGATTGTCAAAGGTATGCCAGTACGAGGCGGTACAAACTCACCGTCAGCGTTGTTCTGGGCTACTGACAGTTTGATCCGAACATCGTTTACCGCGGACGCAACACGTCCGTGGCGATACGATATTATTTCCAGCCAGATCTCCATCATGTCATCCAGCTCTGTAGTGGAAATGGACAACGTGTTTTACTGGATGGGCGTTGATAGGTTCTATGCTTACAACGGCGCTGTGACACTTCTACAGAACGATAAAAACGTAGACTGGTTGTTTGATAATATCAACTACCAACAGCGTCAAAAAGTATGGGCCACTAAAATCCCCCGTTACAATGAGATCTGGTTTTTTTATCCCCGCGGCACCGCGACAGAGTGTACGGATGCTATTATCTACAACACCAAAGACAAGCTCTGGTACGATGCCGGACAAGCTCTAGGTGCTCGTAGATCGTGCGGCTACACCACTGAGTTGTTGCCCTCACCCGTGTGGTGTGGTTGGGAGCTTGGGACTTCTTTCGGTACAGCCAATGTAGTTATCTCAACCCCCGCAGGCGAGCCTGCACCAACATCTGATCAGTTGTATGTGGCGGGCAACCAATCTATCACATACCCTCCGGGCTCACAGATTTCTTTAGGTAACGCCCCCGGCGCTACGATATACACTGTGGTCACCAGTAACTTTGTTTTTAACACCAATACACAGTCGTTGGGCGGTGTCACACTGGTCACTGTGTCAGAACCATTCTCGCCCCCTGCTACTGTGGGTAACTTGGTGTACTTCAACAACTCCGGGTACTCTGTGTGGCAGCATGAGTTTGGTGTGGACCAAGTAAACGACACCACAACTGAAGCGATTCGATCGTACTTCACTACTAACGATATTAGTTGGGTGGGGGGTTCGCCGTCTCAGGATGCATCGCCGGGTGTAAACAGGCGTATCCATTTGACCCGCGTTGAGCCAGACTTCCAGCAAAATGGCACTATGACGATGACGGTGCTTGGGCGTAAGTTTGCTCGAGGTGACCAAGAGATAGAAGGTCCGTTTTCATTTGAGGCTGATGAAGGTAAAATTGATACGCGTATTGAGCACCGAGAGATGCGATTGCAGTTTGAATCCAATGAGGTCGGCGGTGATTATCAAATGGGACGTATTTTGTTAACCGTCGAGTACGGCGATCAAAGACCTTAAAAAGATAAGCAAACATGGCAACCATTAACGTAGCGACCTCGCAAAACCTCACAGCGGTCACCTATGCTCAGGACGATATTATCAACGTCTTGGACGGTGTGACGCTGACTGTTAATAGCCAATGGTCAATTAAGCCAAGGTTGATTCAAGCACTTGGTACAGGGCGCATTGAGGTTAGCAACACCAGCACTACCACGCCCCATTTGCAAGAGTTTTATATGCAGAATGGTTTAAGTTCTGCTGCTTTAAATAATGGTGGTTTTACTGTCCAACAAAACGGTGTTCTACAAGTCAGGGGTGACTGGATTGTAGTCGGCACTTCTACTGGTGCGAACAATCAGGTCTTGTTTAGCGCAAACAGCATTGGTGGCGTAGCAATTGACTACCCGACAATGATTCAAGTCGAAACTGGAAACGCTACAAACGTCTGGGAAGTATGGCAAGCAATACCTGAAGATGTGACGGGCGGCACAGTCAACACTTATGCTTTCAATGCACCAAACGCTACTACGGGTACGGTAGCGGTCACGGCTGGCGGTGCGGTTACTGGTACTGGTACAAACTTTGTTAGCTCAAACATTGGTCTGCCGTTTAAGCTGCCAAGCATTGCCCGTGATTTTGTTATCAGCGCCGTTGCTTCTACCACCTCTGCAACCATTCAAGAGCTTGATGGCACGACCTACACAGGCGGTGTTATTGCGGCAGGTGCAACATACATCATTCGCAGCGGTTCGTTAATCAATCAGGTTCAGGTTGGCGCAAGCGAAGTTGGTAAAGTGTTGTTTTTTAACCCCTTGACCACAGCGGTCAGAATGGGCGATGGAACGAACGGAACAAAAATACCGACTGGCGCACGGGTGCGTATCCCAAACATTCATTTTAATAGCGCACTACAACAGACAACACTTGCTACGGCAATTACGTCTACAGCGGCTCAGGCTTTTACATTAGCCACAGCTATTGGGCCAACAACTAACGGCGCTATCAACGTCAACCAAGCAATTGGTTCTTTTCTGTTGGTTAACAGTACAACGATTGAGCGTATCCACTATTTGACCCGTGCGGGTGCGGTAGTTAGCGCAACCTCACAATTGCGGGGTCAGTACGGCACAACGGCGCAAGCTAGTTTTCCAATCGGCACTACAGTTTATTGGATTCCCTCGCCCAATAACACAATCAATAACGCTGGCTTTAGCTGTAACCCATCTGGCACGATTGACATACAAACTTGCAGTACAGGGATGCGGTTTAGAAATGATTTTCAAAACTACGCTGATTTAACACTTAAAGACTTTGGTTGTTTTGGAACACTCATCGGTAACTCTGCTGGAACGTATGATTTAGATACATTGAGTCTATTAGGCATTAACTGGCAATCCCCTACATCAATTAACGCTACAGTTACATTTAGTTCTATGCTTGGAAGCGGCAGTATTTCAAGTATTCATGCTAATTCTAATTATTCTGGCAATACAAGTGGAACCAATTACAACATTGCCAACATCCAGAACGCTCAAGTAATCAGTAATTTACGCTCTAGACAATGGGGTCGAAACGGCGCAGCCACTACAGGAGCATTTCGTAGCTTTGCATTTACTACTATTAAATCTGCTACTCCTGTAGATGGTCTTTATATGGCTGGTGGTGGTTTTAATATATCCGCTACTACCAACATTGATGTAAAGAATATTTTTATTGCATCTTTACCTAACGGCAATAGCACTAGCTCTACTGATGGCAGTACCTTTCCCACAATACAAAGTACGGTCAACTCAACTTTTCGAGGCTTACAGGTCTGGGGTGGAGGTATTGTTTCAAGAGGTGCTTTAATCAGTATTGACTCATCGTGCGAAAGCGTTGTGTGCCACAACAAGGGATACTCAGCGATTGCGGGTTCATTACAAGTCCCATCCATTGTTACAGACGCTGGGTTAAATAGCATCATCGCATTTATATCTGTTACAAACCCTCGTGTACAAACAGCAGCTCAAACTTATTTGACTGGTAACTCTATCAGTAATAGCGGTGGATTGTTTCGTATGTTGCTGATTGATTCAGTTACAGCAACTACGGCGGGTACTGGTGGTGCATCAAAATCTGGCGTAGAAATGGATATGGTTGCTGGCCCGCATCGGGTGTTTCAGACGGTTACAACAGCTGCGGTAATTCCAAACTTAGTCGATGTGCAGCCTATCGTTGTTCTGTCAAACACAGCCAAAAGCACAGGCTCAGTTTATGTTGGTGGCTTTTCAGCACAAAGTTCGTTTGATATGTACACCTTTGGCGGTGGCGCACTGCTAGACAACCTTGGTCGTATCTACTACCCTGCCATTGGTGATTCCGTCATCGTCAAGTCGGTGTTTGCACTCAAGGGTATTACCAACTTCACTGGCACAGCGTTTGATTTTAACTACAACTTAGGCTCTGGCACAAACCCAATCCCCGCAGGCACGACAGTAGAATTTCGCATGACCAATTGGGGTACTGCAAACACAGGCGCATGGACAGCCTTTGTTGATAACGCAAGCCTTGAAACAGCCCGTGCTGCGCTGACAGGATACAGCTCGTCGGTTGGTTTGGACTTGCAGCTACGCATTACTGGCACGACTGCGGTATCTGGTCGCTATGTGATGAGCATGAAGCTGCCCGTCACGATTGATGCAGCCTACGACCCTGCCGTATACAGAACAGAGATTGGCTTTACTGGCGCACAGGTCGGTACGCTGATTGCAGGCTATCTGAACGCAGACCCTATTAACCCTGTTTTGCAAAGCTCTTTGACGCTAACAGGAAGCAACGGCTCTGTGCCAATGCCGTACAACTACGATGCTATCCCCGTCCCGTACAGGCTTGTGGCTCGACTCGCAGGATGGACATTCAGTAGTCTGACTGGCACATACCTGAAAACAGCTATCAGCATCCCAATTACGCAAAATCAGGTGCTTGATGTAAACGGCAATCCTCTGTATGTATCTGGCGTAACAGGCGTAGCGGTTGACCACATTGCCCAAACCATTACTGTCAGCGCCAGTCGTAGCGCAGTGCAGATTTGGTCGGCGGTGCAGGACAATCTCTCCTTGCTTGCAAACTTAACCGTAGCTGACCCGTTCAGCACAAACAACGGCACAGTTTTCGATAGCAGTTACACGCTGATTGTCACGGGTGGCATTACATCTGGCAACATCGACTCAAACGTGACCCTGAGCGGCACACTTGCAAGCGGTGTGGTGATTGTTGGTAACGTAACGCAAGCCACGCCAACCAATTTGACTGGTGTCTCCATTGGTGGCAACCTCACTTACAACACAGCCTCGTCACCCACGATTACGCTAACAGATACCACTATTACAGGCACGGTCAGCAACGCTGGCGCAGGTACAGTCACAATCAGTACAGCTAACAGCACAATAGGCACAGTTGGCACTCGCATTGTCACCCGTCCGGTTACTGCTCTAACACTCAACGGCTTGACCGCAGGTTCGCAGGTTTATGTTGAAAATGGTTCAGGTACGCAAGTGGCTTACGTTGCATCGTCAGGCACAAGCTACACGCTAAACACGACAGGTCAGACTGGCGCTTGGGTTTGGAAAGTGGCTCGTTATGGCTTTACAGCACAATACGGTGGTCATAGCCCCGCTGTGGCAAGTACAACAGTTACGGTTATTTTGTCCGCAGACGTATTCATTACGCAGCCTGTGAAGGCTACAGTAGCAGCGTATGAGTTCCTGCCAAATATGGACGCGCTGTACGATTACTCAGCCTACTACGAAACGCTAGAGATTGGCATACCCTATG